AGATGGTGTCGATATTGGCCTCGCACCAGTCGCAGCCACGCGCATTCATCACCTTGGCCCGCTGATTACAGGGGCAGGAGGGAGTTGCTGTGATCCCCAGATACCCCAAGAGCGACTTCAGCTCTGCGCCGGGGCCGGACTCCGCCTCCATTGCCATACCAATGGCGCTGCAAGGTGTTTCGTACGGCTCGGCCTGGGCAGGAGAGGACTCCGTGCCAACGTCCTCCACGTCAGGCTCGGCGCAGGCGCAACCTTCGTTGCAGCTGGCAATCGACTCCCAGCCCTGGCTCCACGTACCGTCGTTCAGCCACACCGGCTGCCACTGGCAAGGGCCACCGCACGGGTCGCCGCAAGGCTCTGGCTCACACACGCCGGAGCAACAATACTCGCCCTCTTGGCAGCACTCACCATAAAGACCGAGACAGCAGCACTTGCCTTCCTGGCCTTCAGTGCAGTCCACGCCGCCACAGCAGCACTTGCAGCAGGCCATCTACCACTTCACCCGGTCGGCTACGGCACGGCACATATCCACAAACTGCTGGACGTCCAGCGTTCCGCGCGCCATATTTACCGACTTATGCACTAACTGGACGTTTTCCAGCTCGTAGCCCTTCGTATTATCAATGCGATCTATCGACGCAGTGTGATCCCACCCACGCTCCGACCATGCGATTGGCCACGCAGTGAGAACGCATCGCCCCTGCTGCTGGTCATACATCGCCGCCAGATCGTCTATTGTCAGGCTCCAGTCATACCCGCGGCTGATTGCGCTTTTGTAGAAAGAGTTAAACCAGGCTACGCGGACTGGCCCATGCATTCCGCTGGGGTTGTTGGCCTGGTTGCTGCATCGCTTGCAGGGCTGGCCGAGGCGTGAGGCGTGGACGCAGTAGTTGCGCCGCAGATGCGACACCTCTCGCCCGCACTCCGGGCATCCGCGGACCCACCGGCCCTTGTGCTTGCGAACGTCTGCCGGCAAGTCTAGGCGATGCGGCATGCATTCAGCTCCACTTCACCCGGTCGGCCCAGTAGGCGGCCGACATCTTCCCCTTGGCGATGTTGGAGGCGTGGCGAGCCTTGAACGCCTCCCGGCGATTGCGGTAGGCCTCAGACTCCCCGTCCTTCTCCGGAGAGCCCTGCACGCCCTGCTGGCCAAAGCGGATCAGGCGCTCCTTTTCACCAACCTTGGCCAGGACCATGTGGGACTTCTCAGGGTGGTTGGGCGTGCGAACCGGCTGGTTGGGACGCAGTCGGCGGATGTTGTCTTCACTTGCCACTGAGCTTCCTCCACTGCTTCTGGTCCGGGTAGCCCTTGTCGCCCGGCTTGGCCGGCTGCTCGCCGCGCTCACGCTTGGCGTGGATGTTGGCCCACAGACCCGGGCGGAGCTTGCGGATGTTGTCCTCACTCGCCATACGGGTCGTCCTCCCAGTCCATCCATTCGATCTGGCCGATCATGGCTCCTCCATGGAGTTAGTGCCCGCGGCAACACCACCGGCCGACAGGGCCTTCAACAGGTAGGGGATGTAGTCGTTCCGGAGCTTCTGCGAGCCCAGCAGTGCTTCCGCAGTAGCCCGCTCCCGGACGGTCCCGTATTCACGGGCCTGTTCCAGTAACGCTTCGGCCTGGGGCTTGGTGCTGATGAACTCAGGCGAATCAGCCAAAAGCCCCGAGAGGGTGGCCCGTACTTCAGCCGGGTGGCTGTAGTACTTCATGTAATCCTGGGCCTCGCCGTAGGGACTTCCGGAGAGCAGGCTGGCAAACGCATTCGGCGCCCGGAACGCCGCCGCCGGCTTCTCGCCAGGCAGCATCAGGCGGTCGATGCCATGCCGGGCCTCCTCCAGGAAAACGCCCCTAGGATCCGGCGCCCCAAGAGCCACCTGGATCGACGCCCGTGGGTTCGCAGGCTCCAGGCGGAAGTAACCTTCGACCTTCCTGGTGCCAGGAAGAGACGCGCCCGGGTAGGTCAGCAGGGGCATCTCCTGGCCGCTGACTCCAGCCGCCCTGTTTGCGTGCCACCGGCCTTCATCCAGGTACTGAAGCGGCTGATTCTCCTGGAACAGCTTGGCCCGGGCCAGCGCCTCGTCAGCTCGCTCGCCATAGCCGGCCAGCACCACCTGGAGCGGGTCAATGGCCATCAGCTCATCGACCGCCTGGGTCTTCGGCAGGCTCACCGGCAGCCGCTTGCCGATGACGGTGGCGGCATCGCCGGCAATGGGGCGGATGCCACGCATGATCGGGAATGGAGAGGGAGGGCCCATCACTCCTCCTCCATGGCTGCGGCACCGACGAGCGGCGGCAGCAGGCCGTACTGCCGGAGGATGCTGATGCGATCCTCCGTGCCGGGGAACATGACGTAGTTGCGGGTGCCTTGCTGCTGACTACGGGACCCGGCGTCGAAGTACTGGATGCCAGGGATGCCAAACTCCGTCAGCACCGAAGAGGCGTTGCGGTCATTTCCATGCTGCGCTTGCATCAGCTCATAGACGTTGCGCCCCGTCAGGCGATCACGCAAGGCAACATCGCCAAGGCTTCCTAGTCTCTGGCGGACATTAGTCTGGTCGCTGATCGGAGCATCCCAGTCCAGCAACGACTCTTCTGGCACGCCCAGCTCTACTTCGTACATGTGGCCAGGCTGCGCTCCCAAACGAATGTCGCGTGAGGCGAGGTCTTGGAGCGCCGTCAGGTTTTGGGCTGCCCTGGCTGCGGGGGCATCTGCTGCGTATCGCCTTGCGTTTGCCAGTACGGCGTCAACACTGTCTGCGTCATAGGCGCCAGCCATCAAAGCCCGCAGGGCGTTGGCCTGCGGAGATCTAACAGGTGATTCAGTCGAAGACCATCCAAGCTGCCCTCCGCCTTCAAAGTCTTTCAGGGCATCGCCAACGCTCCTGCCGTCGATTAGGACATCTCTTCGTCCGCTCAGTATGTTGCGGTACGTCCTAGCCGTATCCTCCGCCCCAGCAAAGTACAGCCCATGGCCATACGACTGAGCACCTTCTCCCGTACCGATCTTGGACGCATCAAACCGGGAGAAGCTGTACGGGCTACCGTGGTAAGCCCGGATCACGCCGCGCGGTACATCGTCCGCCTTCGACAGGGCGCGGATGACGCGGAGGGATGCACTCGCTGGGTCCATGCGAGTTATTGCCCCGGATGCGGTCAGTGCCCAGCGAGCGACCACGCAAAACCCGGGGGGTGCGAAACTCTGGGAGCGGAAGGGGACCCGGTCACCGCGGCGGCAGCTCTCGCAGCAGCGATTCCAAGTCAGGCATCAGCCCGCCCATGTACTCCGCGTCAGACTCTCCCCACCGGGCGTGAGGCTGGCGGTTCAGGAACGAAACGCGGGGCCGCGTCGGCATCACGCCACCCCGACTGTCAGGCCTGATCCACCCCAACACGTCCTCAGGGCTAAGGTCCCTGGCCCGCACAGATCCATACGGGTGAACGGCCACAGGGAACAGAGACTGCGGCGCCATCTCACTCAGCACCGACATCCTGCCCCTGCCCTCATGGCCCTTTACAGCCCACCCACCATCAGGCGTGCGTTCCACATAGAGCATTGGAGTCCCAAGCGGCTCGCCAGCCTGGATAGCCTCACGGATGTGATCCACGGGCCGCTCGGCAAGATCCCGCGGGGGATTCAGGTCCAGGAACGACTTGGGCCGCATGTAGGCCATGAAGCCGCGGTAGTCCACGTTGGCCGCATCCGGCACGCCGCCAATGCCGTCCATGGGATCAAAGGCCACGCCAGCGTGAACGCGGCGATCCTTCGACGCATAGCGGCCAAGCCGGCTAAGCAGCGAATCCAGGCGTGCGACAGCTGCCGGTGACAGGCCTCCCATGGAAGAGAGTGCCCGGTCACGCCGATCCCGGATGTGTGAAAAAATCCAGGAGAGGGTATGACATACCCCCCTCCGCGCAGCGGGGGGGGGCAGGGGGGCGGTTCCGGCGAAGCCAGCCTCGCTTGCGAGGCGTACCGCTGAACTGAAGCGGCCAGCATCGCTTGCGATGCGTACCGCTCAAAGCGAGCGAGCGAAGCGAGCGAGCGCGCGCCGCCAGCGTGTCACGGTCGGCGGTCACGGCCGGCCGTCCGGCCCCTCGGCGGGTGCCATCGGCGGGCGTCCGGGCCGGGCGTCCATCGGCCGCAACCGCTGCGGCGTCAACGGGTTAGGCGTTCGGCGGGGGTTCGTATGCCGGCACCCCCCCGCGGCGACCTGGTGCCGGGGCTCGCAGTCCGGCCGCGTGGTCGGCGGCGGCGGCGGCTGGGTCGGTGGTGGTGCATCGCCACCGCCTGGTCGTCATCAAGGCGGCGGCCGTCCGTCCGTACCGATGGCGGGCGTCCCCGCCATCGTTTGCTCCGGTGGCCGTCCGCCTACGGGCGTTCCCCGGTGTAGTGGTCACCGTAGCCGTGGCGGCCGGAGCGTACGGGCGAACGGCTGCCGCCCCGCGTGTACGGTTGCCGCCGGGGCGGGCCTCATCGGCCACGGTCCCCGGCGGCGTGTCCCCCGCTGCGCTTGCGGGGGATTCGCTCCTGACGTTCGGCGCGGCCACCCCTCGCCCCGTGGCGATTCGTTCGGCCTGCCGTTCGTTCCCCGGCTGGGGATCGCTCGCCCGCGGCCGATGATCAGGCGGCGGCGGGTCTGCTGCGGAGCGTGTTCGGTGGTCTGCCCCGCCCGCGCTCCCCTGAGGGTCTGCGGCGGGCGGGGCGTTTTCCATGGTTCAGCGGAGCGGCGGCAACCCTGCCACCCGTCGCCAGTCATTCAGGCACCGCAACCGGGCCGCGTTACGGCTGGCCGGGTTCGGGTCCGTGCTGCCGACGCTGCCGCTGTCGCCTGCGGTCGGCGGCGTGTAGCCGGGGCCGCACTGCGGCACGCTGGGGCTAGCCTTGGCGGCGTCTTCCTCGTCAAGCGGCCCCCAGCCCAAAGCCGCAAGGGCGTAGCCGCTGGTCGTCATGCCGAGATTGCGGGCTGCCATTCGTCGGGCGTATGTATAGCCTTCGGCAATCTCCACGGCCGTGGCAGGGTCTACGCTGCTGGGGGCCGTGTTCACCACTGGCAACGGGTCGCGGTCGGGCTGCGGCTGTTCTAGTCCGATCCGCTGGTCGGCCTGCGGCCGGTAGCGTCCCTGCCGCATGGACCGGGTTAGGGCACCGATACCGTATCGGGCAACCCTCCACCGTGCCCCTGAGGCGGCTGACATGGGCGAGACCGGGCACGTCTCCCGGTAGTCCTGCGTCATGACGTCCAGCGTCCATGCCTGAACCGCGTCGTCTGCGTCGGCCCCGTAGACGTTGTGGCGGCTGAGGATGCCGCGGATCATTCGCTGTGCAACGTTCCACTGGTCGGCGGTCGCGTGGGGAAAGTTCATCGTATCGGCTCCTGCTGGTTTCCACGGTGTCCGGCCGTGGTGCTGTGATTGTAATCGGCTGGGGTGGGGTGTGCAAGTTAGTATTTTATTAGTCTCGCCGGAATCGGCGTGTGACTATCGGCATACCATCGTCTGGCGTTATGCGGACGTGTAACTGCGTTCCCCGGCGGCGTCCGACCCGCTGCCATGTGGATTCGGTCACGGCTAGTGCGGCCGTGATGCTGGGGAGTCGGTGGTTGTGGTAGTCGGTCACAATGCGGCCCTGCGGCCCGTGGTAGTCGGCGGAGAGTTCTAGGGTAACGGCCATTGGTTCGGCTCCTTGGGTGGTGGTGCGGCGGTGCCGCCGGGGCTGCGGTGTTGCAACCCCGGCGGCGGCTGCGACGGCTCAGGCCTTGTAGAACGCGGTCAAACCGACTTTGACCACCTGCCCGTTGATGGTGATCGGCGTCGGCTGGTTGCCGTGCGTGGTGGCGACCAGCCGGGTTTTGCCCGTGCTGCTCAGCGGGGCGTCGGCGTTCACCGGGATCGTCACCACCAGCGTGGCGGGGGCGGTCTTGGTGGCGGGGCGGAGTTCGTAGGTGGCGGACATTGGTTGCGTTCCCTGTTGGTGCCCCGGATCGGCGGGGCGGCCGGTCGGCCGTTCGTTCGGCCGACACCCTAAGTCGGCGCGCTGGCCAAAAAAATCCGGCGGCGGCGTCGATTTTTTTCCGGCGAGCGCGCCGACTTATAAAGACGGCGAACGCCGCCCGCCGTTCGGCCGTTTCGGCCGCGTTTTCGGCCTGTTTTCAGCGGTTTCAGGCCCCCTCTGGGGCCGTGGAGGCTCCCCGGCGACCCCCGGCGGAGCGTGACTCTGGCCCCCGGCCTCCCTCCTCAGTGGTGCGGACAGCCATGCGGGCAGCGGCTGATGCGGACAGCCAAGTGCTGCGGGCAGGTGCGGACAGCCTGACCCATGTGATGCGGACAGCCAACAGGAGTACGTCAATGGCCTACAAGGTTGCACAGATCATTCAGGACGGTGACAGCAATACGAAGATCAGCCACCACGGAGAGGAATACAAGGTCTATACGATCTCCCTGGCCTCCTCTGACAGTGCTGGTGTCAATACCTGCCCACGGGCCCTGAGAAGGTCTGTGATGCAGTCAATGCTGGATGATGGCAAGGATGTCTATGAGATTGGACAGTGGGCCAACCGCAGGGGGTTGTCCATGTGTTCTGGCCCCTGTGTCACCTGGGAGGCTGGGCATGGTCAGTCGGACTTTGTGCGTGCGGCCCGGATCAACCTGACACGGTGGCTCAGTGAGAACCCCCGGACGTTCGGTGCCTACCTGCGGCGGGAGATGGACAAGATCACCCGCAATGCTAGTGACTACATCATCGCAGCCCGTGCCAATGTGGACTCCGATGTCAACTGGCAGAAGTTGTTCCCGTGGATGTTTGACTATGGCTGGCGGTTCTGGGACTACACCAAATGCTCTGAGCGTCTGGGGTCTGTTTCGGCTAACTACCACCTGACATACAGTTACAACGACGGCACGCAGGACAAGGACTGGGAGCGTGTCTACCGCACCGGATCGAACATCGCCGTGGTGTTCGACACTGTGTGGAACCCGTGGGGCAGTGAGTTCGGCTACCTGCCTGCCACCTGGACTGACCCCAACGGAAAGGTCTGGCAGGTGGTGGACGGTGACCGGCTGGACCTGCGGTTCACTGACCCTGTGGATGTGTGCGTCGGCCTGCGGCTGAAAGCCTCAGGCGACAAGCGTGAGGATGCCTGCGAGTCGGAGTTTGCGGTGCCGACCGGCATCGACTTGGTGGGGAGCGTACACCCCGCCGAGGCTGAACCTGAGTACTACCTGGCAGCGTGAGGTGCGTGATGCTGGACATGTATATCCTATCCGTGGCCATGGAGCAGGAGGCCAAAACTGCCCCGCGTTCGGAAGACGCGCTGTGGGCTGAGTGGCGTACTGCCGACCAGACCGGTGTCGTCGGCCCTCGCCTGCGTGCCGCGCTGCGGTGCGCGGTGTTCGATGACACGTTCTACCGTGAACGTGCGAAGAGACTGGAGCAGATCATCAACCGACAGGAGGTGCAGCGTGCAGCCAATCATTGACATCAACGCCTGGGCCATGGGCTGCCGATCAGCGGCCAATCCGCATCCCGGCGATGCCAGCCAGCTGGCAGACAGCATGGCGGATAGCGACAAGTTCGATTCCTTCTGGGAAGGCCGGCGCAATGCCCAAGAGGCCCTGAGCAAACAAGGGTGGGCCACTCTTGGCATGCTTGCCGGTCGGTACGGCTTATCTGAATACACTGCGGGCACAATCCTGCATTCCCTGGGCGCTGCCGCTGACATGCGTAAAACATTCTGGGCTGGGTGGAAGTGCGAAACCGCTCTGGCCGATCCGCAGTGGATCGCAGACATGCGACGGCTGCTTTGTCGACAGTGAGCGGCTAAACAAGGCAGCACGGCGTCATGTCGGCGGTGGAACGCTGGCGGCCGTGTTGCTGAACCCGACGTGAAGGGTTCTTAGCCGCTGCTTCTGCGTGGTGCTAACCCGTCGCTAGGTGTTTGCGGGTTGTTAAACGGTTCCCCTGAACCGGCCACGCTTTTCTTTTTCCCAGCAGGCGACTGCCTGCGCATTCGGAGGTGAGTGATGAGCGTTATCGGCGGCGTCTGGTACGCCAAGTCTGGCGGCGAGTTCAACAACTACCCGGCCGATCAGGGAGCAAAGCGGTTCGTCTACTCCGACATGCCGAATGGCGAGAAGTTCATCGTCGCCAAGGTGTATTCGGACGGCGAGGGTGACTACGACAGCACGGCACACCTGCTGGCGGCAGCCCCGCATCTCCTCGCAGCGTGCGAGGAACTGCTGATCTACCTGGGCGACTGGGACGACATGGACAACGACACCTGTGCAGCGGCCCGCAAGGCCATTGCCAAAGCAAAGGGAGAGAGCAAGTGAGCGACTACTACACCGAAGACTTCGCAGACATCTGCTCCTGCTCACGGGAGCGTCACATGCTGATCGACATCATGCAGGCGTGGGGCGACCACGGCCTGCCGAATGACTTTGACGACACCAAGGTTCGGCCAGCCTTCAACCGAAACAGTGGGCATGTGTTCCTGGTCAACGAAGAGTTCCAGGTGTGCATGCTGCGTGACGGGAAGTTGGAGTCCTTCTACACCAGCCCGTATGAGGGCAAGGAAGGCTTCTTCGACGACCTTGTGGAAGAGTACGGCGACATGCACCCAAAAGACCAACGATGGCTGCGTGACATTGCCAAGGCCACCGGACAGACCATCCCCAACACCGACGAGGAGGACTCCTGATGTATATCCCTAAAGCAATCGCTGCCCTGACCAAGTGGGCCGACACCGAAGAAAGCCGCTACCCACTCCGCTGCGTCCGGCTCAGGCGGGCAGGTGGCTTCGTCTTTGCCGAGGCTACGGACGGGCGGCGACTGTGCCGCCTGACCTGGGCGAGCGAGGGTCCGGAGTGTGAGTACCGACTGGAAGGCAAGGTGCTGTCCAAGGCGCTGAAGACTGTCGGCGTCAGTGATGGCGGCTACTTCGCCAGCCTGAACGGTGATGTCACGCTGTACGGACGCAACGTCGGCACCTCCGTGACGCCGACCGTGACCGATGCCCGCTGGCCGCGGACTGAGGACGCGCTGTACCCGCCAGCCAAGGCAAAGGCCAGCACCGTGGGCGTTGTTGCTCTGCGTGAACAAGCCCGGGCAGCCATCAAGGCACAGCCCAAGGCGTTTCAACTGGGCATGGACCTGGAGATGGCCGGCGTCAAGGTTCGCCTGGATGCCAAGTACGTGCGGGACATGGCCGAGACTGCGATCCAGTCCGGTTACGACGAGGTGCATGTCTCCGCCACGGACAAGCAGAGTGCCGTCCACTTCTGGGCCTACACCGAAGTGAAGTTTGAAGCCGTGATCATGCCCCTTGCCGCCGACTGAGGAGGAACCCTGATGTTTGACAACCTGAAGAACCGACTGTCTCGCTTCATTGACAACTGCATCAAGCAACGCATTGACACCATCGCCACTGTGGCCGCGGGACGAGTTGACCTGGGCAAGATCGCCATGCTTGTCCCTTTCGACCGGGCACGCTTCATGGAAGAGATCATTGGCCAGGTGAAGCCAGACCACGCCATTGAATACGAGACGCTGGCTGAACACGTCAGCATCGAAGAACTGGCCCAGCAGTTCGACGTTGCCGACATCGCCGGAGAGGTTGACCACAGTGAGATCGCCAGTGCGTTGGACTGGTCCGACATTGCCGGCGAGATCAGCGTGTCCGACCTGGCCCAGGAGCTGGATCTGGAGGACATCGCCGGGCATATCGACATGGATTCGGTGGCCGAGTACATCGACTACCAGAAACTGGCGGTCGCCCTGCTGCACGCCGTGAAGTCAGGAGCCCTCTGATGGAAGACGATCACCTGCCACTGATGGAAATGCAGACTGAACGCCAAGTGCTGTTTGTCCAGCGGGACACAGCGGAGTGGGACTACATGTGGGACAGGCTGGCAAAGCACTACGTCAATGCGGACCAGCCGCAGCCGACCGTGTGCTACAACGCCGACTGTGGTGAGGCGTGGCAGTACATGGGTACGATCCGCCGCGCCCACCTCCTGTTCCATGAGTTCCGCCACCGCTGCCATCCTGTCGGCGGGCAGCGTGAGTACCTGCGACTCCAGGCAAGCGAACGGCTTGCTGTGCTGGGAGACAGGTTGATAGAATGTGAGTGACTGTGGGTGGGCCTTCGGGCCCGCTCCTGTTGGGGCCCCGGCGGGGAAAAAGTCCTAAGTACCCGCCGGGGTTTTTTATTTGTCTTCCCCATACCTGTACGGATGCACACCATGAAGACGATTGTTCATGTCAACCAGCACGTCGTCCGCCGCAACCAGAAGACCGGCGAGCGTGAGCCCGTGCTGACAGTGAAGACCTACAAGGACAACCAATACGCCAAGCGGGTGCGGATCGACGGCCCGTGCGTGATTGTTTACAGCCCGGACAAGCCCCTGTCATGTGGTGCCAGGGTGTGGATCGAAACCGATAGCAGCGTGGAGGTGGAGTGATGGCAAAGGTGCGAATCGTCTACACGTACGACGGCTACCCAATGCGGCGGGCCGACAATGTGGTGCGTGAAAACATCACAGGCGACGAGGAGTGGCAAGAGTATCTGTTTGGCCAACTGGAGGACTACGGAATAGAGGCAACTGCCGCTGAGGTTGGTTCTCCGTATCCGGCGGATAAGAGCGGCGACTGGGTTGCGGTGCGAGTGCCCATCACTGTCACTTACAAAGGCAAGCGGAAGCATCGCCTGTCTGAGTACTGCAACAACGCGGCTGATTACGAAGAGGGTTTTTACTGCGACTCATGCTACTGGGAGGAGGTGAAGTGATGACTAGACCCTGCCCCTGCGGCTCAGCCGAGCCGTCCTACATAGAGTACGACGCCCGTGGCATCCCCCTGACACGGGTGTGCAAAGCCTGCCGGCGGGAGCGGCTCGCCCGCTACCGGCCGGAGGTGCTGACCAACCCGCAGTATGAGTGCGACGAACCCATAGAGGAGGAAGTCTGATGACCGTAGGCGAACTGCGACTGGCGCTGGCAGGACTGCCTGCCAACGCCCCGGTCTACCCGGAGTGGAATGACCGCATCCCGAAGGACAATGAGCCTGGCGTCAGGCTGCACGGCGTGCGTGAGGCCAACGGCGAGGCACAGGTTCTCGTCAGCCTGTTTTACCTGGACGATGACACCGACGAGGAGGACGAATGACAGGCTGCGACCAGCTGACTAGAGACGAGATCATCTGTGCCCGCCGGGCCCTGCTGAACTACTCCGATGACCTGATCAACGGTCGGCTGGAGGGGCAGGTGCCCGGCGGTGTGCTTGGGTGGACTGAGGAGTACGTGCAGGAAGAAATCCTACGGTGTCAGAGGCTGCTGACTAACATCTTCCCCGTGACATGGAGCAAGTCCAAATGAATGAAGACTTCCAGGAAGAACGTGACGGTGTGGTTGTCAGTGGGTTCTGCCGCCTGACGCTGACGGCCAAGGCGGAAAGCCACATGGACTACTGCGACATTCCGGAACTGATCCGCAGCCAGATTGCTGTGACCATACCGGAACACAGCCTTGGCAAGAGCCACTGCCCCAACAGGGTGTGGTCTGCCGGGTTCTGCCTGGGCATGGAGGTGGCACGGCTGACCAAGTCGCTGCGGCATTTCTTTGCGGACTGGGACGAGGTATCTGACGGGTTTGCCTACGAAATGGAGGACGACTGATGAGCCTGGACTGGGATACGAACAAGTGCGCCGAGCCCCTGCCGCAGACCGACGAGGAGAAGGGGATCCGGCACGCCCTGATCTGGGCCACCATGGCGCTGGATCTGGGCAGCATCACGGAGAAGAACGTGGACGAGTGGGTGTTCCGCCTTATCCACCAGAAACGGCTTGGCCTTAACTACATGTACATCGATGATGAGGTGAAGCCAGCCGAGGTGGAGGGCTGGGTGCGGAGGTGGATCGGCCTCGTCACCAACGTGTCAAGCAAGCCCCGCAAGCAGTGGCTGAAGCGGTGCTGCGAGATCCTGGAGAAGCGGACGGTTGAAGACCTCCAGTACTACAAGCAGCAAACCGCCGAAGCCCTGTGAGTGGGGGCAGCATGAGTGGCGTGACCGGGATTCTCCCTGGCGCGCCGGGTGGGTGGAGACTCACTGCCGCAGGTGCGGCAAGTTCCTGGGCCGACGCCCATCGGAACAGATCGGTTTCAGCAGGTCCGGGCAGCGTGGCCCGGGCGGAACGTGGAGGGAGTGATGCCACAGTACACACCTACGAAGAGCGAGTGGACAGACATCCTCATCGCACTTGGCGAGGCAGCGGACGAGATCGAATACGACTTGCATGACACACGCGACAGCGACTTCTACGACGCCGACGAGCGGATGGAGCGTGAGGAGAAGGCTAACGGTTGGCGTAGGCTAATCAAACTGATCACACCAATGACTTTGGAGGACGAGTGATGCCATACCCAGACAGTAAGTACCCGCCGGCCCCGCAGGGGCAGGCCCCGGTAGGCACGTTTGCAGCCATGGAAAAACGGCACTTCGCTGGCCTTACTGAGCGGGACTTGCGATCTCGCCAGCGGTTGATGGCGGCGGCACCGGAGCTGCTGGAATGCTTGCGTCGAACAGTTTCGCTGCTGAAATACGCCTCTACGGACGGCGGAATCCGGGGCTGCAATGCAGATGAATGGTGGGCGATGGAACCGCGGTGCGATGCGGTCATTGCCAAAGCAGAAGGGAGGGGTGAGTGATGCCCGGAGTTAGCAAAAAATACTTGTCCGCACTGGCAAAGTGTGGCATCGGTGACGAGGAGTTCATCGAACTGATGGAGGCTGCGTGGTGGGCCTTGTCTTCGGCCCGACAAGCGGTTGGTACGCACCTTGATCTCAACGACGATTACCTAGATGGGCTTGAGGCCAAGGTGCATAAGTACATGAACGACGAAATGGACACAGAAGGGAGGGAGTGATGAGTGACATGACCGTGATCGACCGTGGCAACCACTGCGAAATCCACCAGGGTGATGCCATCGCTGCGGACTATGTGGCCAGCAAGCGGCTTGCCACGCTGTTTGCCGCAGCCCCTGAGTTGCTTTACCAACTGAAGCAGGCTGTCAGCCTGATCGTAGAGAAGGACTTGTTCGACTGGGAGGACGCCTCCAGTGGGAACAGTTTCCAGGACATGGAAGATGCTATCCGACTAGCAGAGGGGAGAGAGTGATGAGTCATACGCCGGGACCGTGGAGTCCATACTTCTATACGCGCAACCAGCGACTGAAGCTGGGCGACTGGCGTTTCCTTCGGGATGACGGGCATCAGCCGGTACCACTGAACAGCACCCGCCGAGAGGTTCCTGAGTCTGCGGCCAATGCCCGCCTCATCGCCTGTGCCCCTGAGATGCTGGACGCCCTGCGGCTGGCAGCAGATGCGCTTGACCTGGCGCAGGCACAGGTGGATTCGGAGAACGACAGGGACAACCTTTGCAAGCGGCTCGTCGCCGTGAAGCGGGTTATTGCCAAGGCAGAGGGGAGGGAGTAGGTCATGGATGACCGCACGGTAGAGGTTGTGTTGCTGGTGGTGAGGCTGATCCTGACACTGATAGGAGGTGACAACTGAAACCAAGGCTGACAGAGAAGGTGCGGCACGGACTGTGGTTGATCGTTGCCCGCTCCGCCACCGTCATGCAGGCGGAAGCTGGCGGGCTGGACAAGGAAGAGAGGGAGTCGGTGCTGGCAGCGAGCCGGTACGCCGACGCTCACTGGCGGCCCACAGAGGAGGTCCAAATCGAAGTCCATCGTCCGTAGCGGCTAGTTAATCGACGGAGTACTGTACGCATGTACGGTACTGATGCCCATTACCCGGGCGGCAGCGTGCCGTCCGGGTTTTCTTTTTCCCTAAGGAGGTTCCCATGACTGGTCTGATTGTCCACGCTGGCGGCCGGGTCGTAGGCCGCAACGAGATCGAAGACGCCACCACTCCGGTCGGTACTCACACCTGGACCCCCGTCCCGCACGGCGACGTGGTCCGCATGGTGGAGCAGTCCATCGCCACCAGCGGCCTGGAGATTACCGACTCCAACTTCGCCCTATCGGCGGGCGGAGCCAGGATGTTCGGCGTCATCACCCTGGCCGGCGGCACGGACTACGCCACTGTCATCGGGCTGCGGAACAGCCATGACAAGTCCTTCCCCGTGTCGTTCTGCCTGGGATCCCGGGTGTTCGTCTGCGACAACCTGGCCTTCTCGGCCGAGGTGGTGGTCAAGACCAAGCACAGCCGCCTGGTGCTGGACCGCCTGCCCCGGCTGGTCAATGAGGGCGTGGCCCAGCTGATCGACAAGCGTGGCCACCAGGCCAAGCGGATCGAAGCCTACAAGCAGGCTGAGGTGCGTGGCCTGCCGCACCTGCATGACCTGGTGCTGCGGTCCTACCGGGCCAAGGCGATCCCGGCCCGTGCGATCTCCGAAGTGCTGGACGAATACGACTCGCCCAGCCACCCGGAGTTCCAGGCCCCCACGCTGTGGTCCTACTTCAACAGCGTGACCGAAGTCCTGAAGAAGTACGGCGACCTGCCGCAGCGGACCCAGCGTCTGCACGGCGTGGTCGATGCCGAGGTTGGCAGCAAACTGCTGGCCGTCTGATCCCTGACGGCAGGCCGATGCGTTGTCGGACTGTCATGTGGCGAGGGGGTGCCCAAGCCCCCTCGCCACTGTTCCCTTTGACTTCACGGAGAGAAGCTATGCGTTCCCTGCGGTTCGATGCCCCGACCTTCATTGCCGAGTACAACCAAGCCCACAGTGCCGGCCTCACCCTGCGTGACCTGGCCGACCTGATGGGCATCACCTACAGCACCCTGACCTGCCGCAAGCATGCCCTGGCCAAGCGTGGTATCCGCCTGCCCAGGCTGAAGAACGGCAACGTCAAGCGGATCGCAGCCAAGCCGATGCTCCGCCTGGCCGCCCCGGTCCAGGTGCAGGTGGAGCCGGCGCCGCTGACCTTCACCATCGACGTGGGGGTGGGCCATGCTTGAAGCCACACTGGTGCTGACACCGCAGGAGTTGGCATACCTGATCCGGTGCGTGGAGCGTGAGTTGGTGGAATATGAGGAGGCCAGCTGGCAGGGCGACCAGGATGACTACGCCATGCTGGAAGCGACCCGCGGGGAGATGGTGCTGCGAGTGCTGAGGCGGGTGGAGCAGGAACAGGTCCTGCCCCACTGATCCGGTAGAATGCGAGAGGAGGTGCCGATGATTTTCGACAAGGCCGATGCCGAGACGTGCCCGCGTCAACTAGCCATGGACGTGGCAGATGACCTACGGGAGCGCATCCATGACCTGTATGCCCAGCAGCACAAGCGGAACCAAGAGACTGACGGCGGCATGGCCAACGTCGTTCTCGCCGGGCTGACGGCAGTGTGGCTGGAGGCAGTCCACGCTTCCTGGAACACCATGCTCAGCGAGTCTGCCATGAGTGTGCTGCGTGGCATGGATCCGGAAGACAAGGAAGTGAAGGTGAGTATGAAGCGGGCGGCGCGTGACTTCCTGCGGCGGAGTGGCTGGTGGGTGAGGAGGACCAAATGAGTTACATGTACCTGATCCTGGCCAGGGGCGGCGACCCAAACCAAGGCCTGCGGCTAATGGATATCCCAGTCGCCTGGGAGTATGGAGCGTTCGTACCTACAGGCGAACTGGAGGACCGGCCCGCCACGCAGGATGACCTGTGGGACATGCTAGATGACGATGACTCTGGCCGAGTTCCCTTCCCATTTGTTGCCCTGCCGGATGGCTGGAAGCTCATGTCCAACTTCTGGCAGCCGGCCAGGTACGTGCCGCAGTCCAAGGAGGTCAATGACCAGGGTGTGCGTGATGCCGTCCAGCACATGCGTGACCTTGGCATGACCACCGACGAGCAGGCACGGCGGCTCATGGAGGACAACGATGCTTGACATGCTGATAGGTACGGCTGGTGTGATTGCTCTACTCTGGCTTTCTCAGCGGGGGAAATGATGGGCAGGCTGTGGGGATACGTCCGCGTCAGCACCGATGACCAGGAGAACAGCGTTGAGAACCAGCGTGAGAAGATCATGGACCTGGCCAAGAAGGAGGACCTGGACGTTGCCCACATCTTCGTAGACGAGGATGTCACGGCCCGCGTCCCGCTCCGCAACCGGCCGCAGGGCAGGCTGCTCTGGGACTCCATGGATCCAGGCGACACGCTGGTCTTCAACAAGGTTGACAGAGTCTTCCGCAGCGTGCGTGACGCTGCCGACACGGTTCACTGCTGGCAGGAGCGGGGCATCAGGTGCATCATCATGGACCTGGGCATCGACCTGGCTACCCCCGCCGGCCGGATGTTTTTCCACCAGCTGGCTTCGTTCGCTGAGTTTGAACGGGAGATGATCGGCCAGCGGACCCGGGAGATTGCCGCCTATCTACGCAAGCACGGGCGGCCTTACGGCGGCGCTCGTCCTTACGGGTGGCTGAAGCAGGGGAAGGGGCGGGATGCCCGCTACGTCCCTTGCCTGGCCGAGCGGTCTTTGGCTGAGCGGGTGGCGACGATGGCTGACGAGGGCCAGTCTTACCGGCAGATCGGCTGGACGCTGATGCGGGAGCGGGTGACGAAGCCTGGGAAGAAACACACCGACCCGGGGAAAGGCGTCTGGTATTCCCTGTCGGAGATTCACAACCTGGCACAGGCTGCTCGTCTGGGATTCCCAATCGTTGCCCGATCTGCCTTGCTAGGCGACGTGATGCCAGGGACGCTGAGCGGATATTCAGCTGAAACTCCGCCGCCAGGTCAACGATCCGCTGCTTCCTGATGAAGCGGCAGATCGCCATCGCCTTGTCCCGTTCGTCCATCCCGGCGATGGCGTCGGCCAGGTCGTCCCGCTGGTCGAAGATCGCCGCCTCCTGCTCCGCTACGTCCAGGCCCACCCGGTCCCCTGGCGTGCGGGTCAGGCGGCGGATGCTCTTTAGCATGGCGTTGAGAATGGCCCTGGCGAAGTAGGCCTTGGGGTACGGCAGCAGGGCCGGGTTGTAGGTGCGGGCGGCGCGGCACAGGGCGAGATACCCTTCGCCTTCCAGCTCCGGGATCAGTCCAGAACGCTGCCATGACGGCCTGTTCTGGACGAAGCACCGGGCCACCACCGTGACCATGTCAGCATATTCAGTGACCAGCAGCTGCTGCTTTTTGGAGAGCCTGGATCGCTTGCTCATGCCGCTCTAGTTTCAACTGCGACTCACGGACCAATTCTGGCAAGCCCTCCATGGCGTGGGCGATGGTGCTGACCTTGGCATGAATGCTCATGGCCCAAGGAACCACGGCTGCCACCAGCGTGGCGAGCAACAGGATCTGATCAGTCTCCATTAACCACGCCCTCCGTAATCATCTCCAGGATGCCGCCGGCCGCCTCCTCTGGCAGCTTGGCCTCCCGCATGTCCTGCATGATCCGCTTCACGGCCTTCCGCCACAGCGGCTCAGGGAACTGGTAGACCCAGGTTTCCTTGCCGTCCGAAGCAGAGACTCGCATCATCCGCTCCGTTATTCTTTTCTCTCTGTGCATGGGCAGGCCGTCCAGTTCTGACCGTCGCCGGTCCTGATCTTGCCGGTGCCCTTGCACTGCGGGCAGTTCGGTAGCGGCGGCTTGGGTGGGGCAGGGGCCTCGTCCACCAGCGACATCACCGCGGCCTGGGTGGCGATAATCGCCAGGTAGTCCGGCGTATATTCGTTCCAGATCATATGCGGCCGATGCTCCCCAGGTCCGGCAACGCACGGGGCGGGAAGCCCTGCACGTCGGAGTACACCCAGCAGTCCCCGCCGTTAACACAGACATCCCAGTCATCGGCCTTGGTGACGATCATGCCGGCCGGCTGAGCCGGATAGTCGCTGGGCCAATCAGGCACCGGCGTATTCCACCTTCCCCAGCTGTTCGCAATGAAGAACACGTCGAACGGCCAGTGCTTGCGGGTGAAGTCCATTCCCACCGTGGCCATGTCATGGGCCCAGCCAGGGCTGCTGCGGCCGTGGATGTTCTGGCTGTTTGGCTTCGATGACCAGGCGGCGTTCTGCCCGGAGTGGATCCCGTATCCATTGAACAGGGCGTCCCGGGCCTGCTCCACGCTGTTGATCAGCGTGATGGTGCCCACCTTGTTGCGGCGGCACAGGGCCTGGACGTTCTCTGGCACGCCACCCTGCCTGCCCCACCGGGCACCCAGGTGACCGTCGTACACCGACAGGTCCGCCACGCCGTCGAACTTCTCCCGCGGGCAGAATCCCGTGTCCCGTTCAAACCGGCTGGCGCGGGCAGGTGACATGCCTTCCCCGCCGTGACCACGCGCCCCGTAGGTGGGCTCCGTGGCGGTGCGGCAGTGCCAGGCGAAGGGCTGGCCGGCGACCAGCAGGGACACAGCGCGCGTCAGATCCCGGGCATTACGTGAACCATGACTGACACAGTCACCAACTACCTGCCTCTCAGAATACGCCCCCGGGTCCAACGCCAGCGTGTAGCCCCAGAGGAGGGCACGCTGCCCGGCTCCGCTGCTTGGGGCGGCGAAGGCCTTGACGGGGTTGGACTCCAGGAACTCCTGCTTGTCTCGCTCGGAGGGCAGGTAGCCTTTGAACCCGCCGGCCTCGTAGGCACGGACCAGCTCGTCGGTGCTGTCGAAGAGCGGTTCATCGGGCGGCATTCGCTACATCCTTCAGGGCCTGGACGAGGGCTTGCCGCTTGGCCGGTGGGAGCGGGACATCGTCCGTCCCTACAGCTGCCACCAGTTGGGCGTTGATCGCCACGTCCAGGCCCGGGTGTTTTCCCGGCAGGTCTGTCCCCTTGAACGCCAGGTCCAGGCTCCTGGAGTGAAGCTCCCGGAACTCTCCGACCGTGGTGATCACGGCCTGGTCCCGCTCCACAACGTCGGCCAGGGCCGAGTAGAAGGCGGCCACGCGGGCCTTGTCTTGCCGGCTTGCCGGGGACAGGGCAGCAGTGACCGGGCTCTTAGGGGCAACCACAACCGGAGTGGTGCCGCTGGCTGGATAGAACGCCCATACAAGGGCGACCGCCACTACGGCGGCCAGGACATGCTTCATGGCTTGATGCCCAGCAGGGCCTCCATCAGGGCGTTACAGCGGGCCGTGACCTCAGGGGTCTTGTAGGCGTCCCGCACGGCGATGATGTTGCGGAGGTGACCAAGCGTCTCCGGTTCCCGCTTAACAATCCCTGTCGGAACCAGGTCCCGCAGGTACAGGCTGGCGACGATGACAGCCGCCACCAGGGAAATGATCTGGGGAAGTGTCATAGGATCTCGCAAACCCCCTGATCCAGAATGGCTGACGGGTTAATCAAACCCCACCCATAGTCATTGTCCTTCCCGGGGGGGCCCAAGTCCGTGCTGGTCTGGCGGATGATCTCCCGGGCCTGGGACCCCAGCGGCCGGCACTTGTTCTCGGCCGTGGCCAGGGCCAGGACCCCGGCGACGAACGGTGCCGCCATGCTGGTCCCGGACAGGGTGGCGTACCCTCCCTGGATCCAGGAGGACCGGATCTTGTGGCCGGGGGCAGCCACGTCGATCTCCCGGCCGCGGCAGCTGAACTCACAGATCTTGCGTTCCCTGTCCACCGCACCGACCGCAATCGTATAGCCGTAGGCCGCCGGGTAGGACACCGGCCCGCCGTCATTCCCGGCCGCACAGACCACCGGCACGCCCACCGCAGAGGCGGCCATGATGGCCTTCTCCAGCCTGGCACTGCCGACCGGGGATCCCAGCGACATGACGATGATGTGGCAGCCAAACTCCACGGCGAAGTGAACAGCCCTGGCCACGGCATCCATGGACCCGGAGCCGTCGTTCCCCAGCACCTTGCAGCTGATGATGCTCGCCTTTGGGGCGATGCCCATCATCTCGCCGCGGGCGGCGATGATCCCGGCCACATGCGTGCCATGGCCGTTGGAATCGAAGGCCGTGCAGTCCTTGGTGAAGTTGCGGTGCAGCATGCCCGACCCGTAGAAGGCCGGGTGGGCCTCGCAGACGCCCGTGTCCAGGACGCCCACCCGCACCCCCTCCCCCTGGGTGCGCGCCCAGAGGGAGGGGATCCCGTACCCTGACAGATGCCAGTCGATGCCGGAGGAGGGGACGGCATGTGCGACGGCGTCAACGTGGTACGGTGGCAGGTGAACGACCTGGCTCATTCGTCATCCTTGGAAAGCAGGAGACGAACGAGCGAGACAACAATCGGGGCGATGACATTGATCAGGATCGGAATCGGGATGGCCATGGCCTCCACCGTCTTCAGCTCCTCCTCCGCCTCCTCCGGGCTGACAGGCAGGGCCTGGGCCTGGAACAGGGGGAAGGTTTCGATGACCGGCAGCAGGGCCTGGGCGACCTTGTAGACGATCTCCAGCTTGGCGCTGAGCGACTCCGCATCCGCCCAGCCGGCGACGATGGCGGAGATCTCCCGCAGCACCTGGACGTGGCTCAGCAGCCACCGGACTACCACAAACTTGTCAATCATGCAGTCTCCTTTCGCAGGCAATGGCCACCACGGCGTGGCCGGCAATGTCCATGAGGGTCTTCTGTCTAGTAATTGTCTCCAGCGGCCCACGCATCCGGCGGGTTTTTTCTCCGATCCTGGCCAGCTGGTAGGTCACCGGGTCGATGCCGTCGTCGGCCACGCCCAGGGCGTTTTCCAGGGGGTCCTCGCCGCACCCGTAGTAGTCCCGCTTCCGGGTCAGCAGCCGGTACAGCTCGTCGCAGATTGCCCGGTAGGGATCACCATCTGTGTTCCCGTGCGGCCATGACGATTCGTCCGTACTCAGCCCAGAAACTGGCAGTGTGGGGGTCTTCATCTTCAGTGCAGAGGTGAGTGGTTCGGGCATGCGCTAGCTCCTCGCATAGGGTGTCAATCAACACGTCGGCCGGGGAGTTGTCTGCGACAACGATCACCCCCCGCTCGTCGTCCTCCTCGTACTGGAAATACCCGTGCATCCCGGGCAGCCGCTGCGGCGCCCGCAGGTAGTACCTCAGCGGGAAGTTCACGGGAAACTTCCGCTCCGCCCAACGCTTGAAGCGTTTGACCAGCAGCCTCCTCCAGTCGCTGGACGAACTCATACAGCCGCTCCAGTGGCAAGGTCACCAGCCATTCCTCACGGCTCCGCTTGTGCAGCACCACCGGCACGCCGCCGCCGCACTCAGCCTGGGCCTGGGCCATCCAGGTCCGCACTGACTCACGCTCCACAAACTTGACTTCCCAGTGGACGCCCGGGATCTCTACTTCAATGTCCGCCGAGTCGGCCCCGCCCTTGAACTGGACGCCACGCCGGGCGTTTACCCGCAGCGCCGCCGACACGGCCTTGGCCGCCGCCCGCTCGCCACGCTTCCCCTTCTGCCGCTGGGCCCTGCCCATCAGGATCCCTTCACAAAGAGTGGGCCGTCTTCCCCCACGTAGGCGCAGAAGGTGTTGAACTCCAGGTATTCCACGGCCTCTTCTTCAGTCAGGCCGTCCCGCATCATTATTTCCACGCACTTGTCTGCGTCGTACACCGCCACGCTCTTGTGGTGGGTGTTGATCACGTACCCCAGGTAGGCGTCTTCCAGGCCGTCCGCCAGGAGGGCGTCCGGGTT